TTGTTCCGTTTCAACCACTTGGTTATAACTATGTTGGTGGTAAATTACTTGCATTGCTTTGTCTATCAGATGAAGTGCAAAGACTTTGGAAAAAACAATATGGTGACACCTTGATTGGTGTAACAACAACATCATTGTATGGTAAAACTAAAGCGGGTGGTCTATCACAGTATGATAATCTCGACCATTGGAACCCTATGGGTTTCTCCTCTGGTTCTGTATCGTTTGAACCTAACAGAGATACACGATATAAGATTCGTGAATGGCTGAAAGCAAATCATACCCGTAAATATTTTGAATGGTATGTTGCAAAGAAGGCAAGTGGTCAACCACATAAACGTGACCACAAGAATCGTTCATTAAACTTTACTTACTCTAAGATGAGTATACCAAAAGAATTGATTAAAGCTGAACATCATCGTGGCATTTATTTCAGCCCATTATACAATAACTCATTTGACTTCTTGCGTGGTGATATCAAAGAAACTGAATTGGTTAAATCATTTGATACCAGTTATGAAGCTTTGACAACGATATGGAAAGAGAAACACGCTAAGGGTCGTATTGGTTTTCTAAAGAAGAAAAATAAGGTATCAACCGAAACTTTGTTCTATGATGATTTGATATACCTTACATGGGAAGAAACTAAGGCAAAGTATCTTGGCCAAGTAGGCAGATAATACAAATAGTGCTTGCTTTTATGAAAAAAGTCCTATATAATTATAACATAGTAAAAAATATGCGGTGGGTTGGATAACAGATTGAGGTACCCCTTCAATCAACTTTGTGAAACTCAAAGACACCGCTCCAACTTTCATTAAATCTCCAGTTCAATGAAACCTAAAACCCCTGTTGCCCAAAAGTGATGGGGGTTTTTTCATTATTGCCACACAGAAATCATTTTCGTGTTATAATGATAACTTCAATGGGAGATTATCATGCAAAACGATAACGATTATTCACACACCTTACTGGAACAGGAAGAAGAACATTTTTATTCCTGTGTTGCCGGTGTTGTGGATGCCTTCAAAATTCATGGTACCGCAAACATCATGCGGGAAGTAAGTAAAAATACTTACATAAATCAAGAACTTAGTGTGTTGTTTCCCAGCAACAACAAGGCTTGACATTTACACCTACCTGTGTTACAATGGTCGTATTAAAAGTTAAATAGGTAAACTATGCAAAATTATAGTGTCGAATCAAAATCACAATTAGCGAAATTGCTCGCTACTGAGAATCTTACGATTCAGCATCAAAAAATCAGAACCGCAAAATTTGATACTTTGAATCGTATTCTGTATTGTCCAATTTGGGATAATATGACTGGTGACTTATACGACCTTTTATTAGGTCACGAAGTTGGCCATGCTTTATATACACCTAAAGACGGATGGCATGACGCCGTTTGCGATAAAGGTGAAAATTACAAACGATTCCTTAATGTGATTGAAGATGCTCGCATTGAGAAAAAAATCAAACGGAAATATCCAGGTATTCGTAAATCATTCATTAACGGTTATTCTAATCTTTTAGAACGAAACTTTTTCGGCATCAAAGACCAAAATGTAAATGACTTAGCATTTATTGACCGCTTGAACCTTTACACAAAAGGCGGCACAATGTTGGGTATTGCCTTTGATGAAAAAGAACAAGCTATGCTTGCTAAAGTTGAGGCAGTTGAAACATGGACTGATGTTCTGAATGTTTGTGATGAAATTTTTGATTACTCAAAAGATGAACAATCGAAAAAACAAATCGATACACCATATGATGATTTTGAAGATATGGATTATGGTGATGATTATGATGATGCAGAAGATTCTGATGACTATGATACAGAAGATTCTGTTGAAGAATCTGAAGGTGAAAAACAAAACACAGATTCATCCGATAATGATGCGGAAGAATCTGATGAAGCTTCAAAAGAAAAAAATAGTGTTTTAAATCGTGAAAAGAATTCTAAAGACTTTGGTGAAGAAAGTGAAGAATTCGAACCAAATTGTGTTACTGATGAAGCGTTTAGAGAGAATGAAGGCAAGTTGCTTTCTGAAAAATGCCGTGATTATCGTTACATGAATGTGCCTAAGTTGGTGAATCCTAAATCTGTATATACAGGTTACAAACGGGTTCACGAATTGATGGAACAACATTTCAAAGAATTGTCTAACTATAATAATGGTACAGTTGAGAATTTGGTTAAAGAATTCAAAACTCAAAATGACCGTTATATTTCTTTGTTGGCTAAAGAATTCGAAATGAAGAAGGCTGCAAGGTCTTACTCTAAGGCTAAAATCTCCGATACAGGTGATATTGACATTAATAAAATTTACAAGTACCAAGTTGAAGATAATATCTTCCGCAAGATGACTGTTTTACCAAAAGGCAAATCTCATGGTTTGGTTTTGTTACTTGATAAATCTGGTTCAATGCGTGATAATATGACTGGTTCTATTGAACAGATTTTAATTCTAACTGCATTTTGCCGTAAAGTGAATATTCCTTTTGTTGTTTATAGTTTTAGTGATTACGACCATGCTCGCCGTATGGATGTAACCGATGCGGTCTATGATAAAGAAAAAATGACTCCTGCTTTCAGTAGAAAAGCTGGTGAGATGGAATTTGAAGGTGTTTATTTGCGTGAATATTTGAATTCAACAATGAAAACTGGAGATTATAATCGTTGCGTTAAGAATATGATTCTTCTTGCTAATGCATATTCTTATCATAGACCAAAATTTACTATTCCACATTCAGAAGGTCTCGGTATGACTCCTTTGATTCAATCAATCTTTGCAATTGAACCTGCAATCAGTAAATTCAAAGTGAAGAATAATCTTGACATTGTGAATTTGATTGTTGTACATGATGGTGATGCCGATAGTTGTGGTTACCATTTGAAGTATGATGAAAACAGAGGTAATGTTTCATGGGAAGGTTGGTCTCATACCCGTGAGAATGTTATTATTGCTGATGACAGTATCAAGTTTCAAATGAAATTAAATCCTGAAGTTACCTATCCTGGTGAAGCCTTGCGTGAAGCAGCATTTGAATGGTTGAAAAAGAAAACTGGTACTCGCATTTTTGGTTTCTTTATTACTTCTAAATCTCGCCGTAGATTGTATAATGACATTATGCAAAAATACAAAAATGAAAAAGGTGAAGGTGTCAATAAAGGATACGTTTGTCACGAAGTGAAAAATTTGGCTGCAAAAGTTAAGAAGGATAAATTCCTTGAATCTTACAACAAAGGCTACAATCGTTTTTACCTCCTGCCTTCTGGTGAAGATTTGAAAATTGAAAGTGAATCAATTGAAATTGATGGTAAATTTACCGCTAACAAATTGAAAAATGCTTTTATGAAATTCAATAAAAAGCGGCAAGTGAACCGTGTTCTGGTATCAAAATTCATTGCAGGCATTGCCTCCTAGTCTGTTGCTTTTATGCAACAGCTGGTTGACAATGTGATGGTTTCGTGTTATAATGGTGTTATCTTAATTGAAATTGGAGTTTTTATATTATGAGTAAGCGTGCTGAAGTGAAAGAAAAATTTATGTCTGCCTTGATTGCTACTGGCAAACAAAATGTTACTTTCGAAGAAATTAAACAAATCTGCGATAAAGAAAATATTGCTCATCCGTATTGGTTCACTAATGATATTGCCAATCGTGAAAAGCGTGGTGTGTATAAAGTGCCTACAACGGCTTCAGTTTCTCAATCAACAACAATCGATTTACAAGCACAGGTGATTCAAATGCCAAAACAAGAAGTTAAAACTGGTAACCGAATTACTAGTGTTATTACACAACTTGAAACTGAAAACTTGGTTCCTTCAGTTTACAAAAATTATGTTCCTTTCGGACACTATGATGACTTGATTAATATCATTTCATCAAATCAATTCTTTCCAATCTTCATTACAGGTAATTCTGGTAATGGCAAAACAATGTCCGTTGAACAGGCTTGTGCTAAAACAAAACGTAAATTCGTTTGCGTATCAATGACACCTGAAACCGATGAGAGTGATTTACTTGGCAATTATGTTTTGATTAATGGTCAAATGGAATGGCGTGATGGTCCTGTTACTGTTGCGGCTCGTCAAGGTGCAGTTTTGTGTATTGATGAAATTGATTATGGTGCTCAGAACCTTTCCTCATTGCAACGTGTTCTTGAAGGCAAACCATTCTTGTTGAAGAAAAAGAATGAGATTGTTTATCCCACTCAAGGTTTCACAATCGTAGCTACTGCCAATACTAAAGGCAAAGGTTCAGAAGATGGCCGTTATATGTTCACTAACGTATTGAACGAAGCTTTCTTGGAACGATTCTTGAATACCTACGAACAACAATGGCCTCCAATTAACATTGAACGCAAGATTCTGAAAAAAGAATTGACTGCTGTTGGTAAATCAGATGATGAATTTGCCGAGAAACTTGTTACTTGGGCTGATGTTATTCGTAAAACATTTGATGATGGTGGCCTTGATGAAGTGATTTCCACTCGCCGTTTAGTTCACATTATCAAAACTTATGGTGTGTTTGGTAACAAGATGAAATCAATTGAGTTATGCCTGAATCGATTTGATACCGATACCAAAATGTCATTCTTAGATTTGTACACCAAAGTTGATGCGGG